CGAGTCTGATTCATGGAAGCTCGTCCATGATGGAGTTAATATAATAATTTTTGAACAGACAGATAAATCAATATCAACTCAAAATGTTTTATATGTCGGCACAAAAGCCGAATGTGACGCGGAAATTGCTAGGCTGAATTTGAAACATCCGCACGAAATCGAGGAGCCAGAGCCATGAGCGAGCAGATTTCCAAATACTTCGACACTGCGCTCAAGGTCGCTACGACTGCGGCCCTCATCATCGTGGCGCTTCTCGGCACAAAGTTTGTTACCAAGGAGGAATTTACGGCGGCTAACTCGCGCATCGAGAAGATCGAACAGGTTTTGATACGCATGGAACAGAACGCGATCACCGACACCCGCCACGACGCGCTACTTGCCGACCACGAGCAACGCCTTCGGAAACTGGAAATAAAATGAAAGCCCTCCTACTCATTCCGCTGTTACTCATTGCCGGGTGTGTGTCTGTGCCAATTCCTCCCTTTGGCGATCGCGTCGGCGACCTCGGAACTCTGAAGCTGAGTGTGAAAGCTGAGTATCTCCCCAAATCCTCCCCAGAACGCGAGCCCGATGATTCCGTGCATTACGCTTGGAAGCAGTTCGGACTCGCTCAACCCAAACTGCTAAAAGACAAATGAAAATCCTAAACATTGCCGTTGAACGGCTTTCTGAAAATAGCACATGGCGCGGTATCATCCTAGTGGTGACTGCTTTAGGCTTGAAGCTGGAGCCAGAGCTTCAGAATCAAATCGTTGCCGCCGGACTCTCGCTGGTCGGTCTCATCAACATTGTCCGCAAGGGTAAATGACGATTGAGCAAATCCAAAGGATGCAGCGCCGAATCGGCGTGGTGCCTGATGGATTTTGGGGGCCGAAGAGCCAAGCGCGTTGTCGCGAGCATCTTCGGTCTCTCATGCCTGCTCCGAACCCGTGGCCTGCCTCCACACAGGAGGCGCTCCGGGAGTTTTATGGTGCCCCTGGGGATGAGTCGAACTTGGTTACGATCGAGTTCCCCTATCCCATGTTCTACGGAGGCAAGCGGGTCACAAAGTCCCGCTGCCACCTTCGAGTCGCCGCCTCGCTCAAGCGTGTCCTGACGGAGATCGGGAGCCTCGGGGAGCGCGAGATTTTGGAGGAGGCCGAGGACTACGGGGGCATTTTTAATTTCCGCCCCAAGCGTGGAGGCACGAGTTATTCCGTTCACTCCTGGGGCGCGGCGATCGACCTCGATGCTGATGACAATACCTTCCGTGACACCTGGCCGATCAATGCCGATATGCCGCTAGAGATCATGGAAGCCTTTGCCCGCGAGGGCTGGCAGAGTGCCGGAGCCTTCTGGGGGTATGACGCCATGCACTTCGAGGCGACGAGACCAAGAATTTAATGGCTGACCAAAAAAATAAAACACGGGCAAAAGTTCTTCAGTTCCTCCGCAAATATAAACAGCGTGCAGGCTGTCGATTGTGCGGTGAAAATAGCTCCGCCGATGTTCTTGATTTTCATCATATACATCCGGGGGCTAAGAAGATGAGCATCACCGAAATGGCCCGTTCTACGGGTTTGTTCAATATACTGGAGGAAATTGAGAAGTGCGTTGTTCTGTGTAGTAACTGCCACCGTAAAATGCACGCGGAATCATCCAGAAAAAAATGAAAAGCGCGAGGGTTCGCATTCGTGGACGCTGGTGGCGGCTGGTCATCAAACGACTGGCTCCCATCAAGAAAGATGGGCAGTGGCGCTGTCTTCACGGCCTGTGCAACTACGACGAGCGGACGATCTATTTGAACCCGCAGTTTGATATGAAAGCGACACTGCGCCATGAGATTACCCACGCCTGTCAACCCGACCTCGACGAGCCCACGGTGGAGCAGATCGAGGATGCCCACATCAACGCTGATAAAGTTTTTGAAAAATTGGTTGCGAAGAATTATTAACCTTGTATTTTATTAACCCATGTTGCTTGTTATCCCTTTTTCTGATAAAGCCACCGCGCTTTACCGGCACATCTTTGCCCTGGGGGGTGTCGCCTCGCACGATGTCCTCCTCGTCGGCCCGCACCAGAAAGTAGAGGAGATCGAGCGGGCGCTCGATATTCTGAAAGGAGCGTTTGCAAACGCCGACCTTTTTACGGGAGATCACAACTATACTTCCCGAAACAAGCTCTTCCACGATACGGCCCGCTACCTCGATAGTATAAGCTATCCTGAACCTTGGCTGTGGCTCGATGAGCACGCCACGCCGACCCGCACGGGCTGGCTTACAGAAATCGCGAAAGAGTATTTTTACAAAAAAACTCCGTTCCTCGGAGCGAGCGAAAAATCCGTGGCGCTGAACCCCGCGACAAAAAAATACGAGGAAGAGCCCGACCGCCTCGCGTCCTGCTCGGTGTATCCGGTGGATTTCTACGCCGAGTCAATTCTCGTCCGTCAGCTTGGCTATGGGCAAAACGAAACCCCATGGCATGTCACGCTGCGTTTTGAGATGCGCCGCAACGGCTCGGCCAGCGATTTGATCCAGCACCAGCCTGGCACTTTTGGCTACCGGCCCCAGGGCGAGAAATTGGTTTTCACTGAGAAGGCTGGCGTGGAGGCCGCTCCGATCCGCCCTGAAACCGTTTTGGTTACTGGCGTGCCTGACGGCTCGGTGATCGACGCTTTGAACCCCAAGAAACGAAGCAAAAAAGATATTTACGATGAACCTGAATCAGTCACCACTTGAACTGAAGGGGCTTGACCCCGTGACCGGAGAAGCTCCCTGCGCCCGCGTGGGTGATGTGGACGCCGCCCGCTCGATCTACCTCGCGCTCAAAAAAGCCGATGAGGGCTCTAGCCGCAACCGCGCTTTGATCGACGGGATGTTCAATGGCTCGCCCCCTTTCAATGCGAATGATCTGAAAGAAATGGGGCAAGGTGATCGCACGAATCTGGACTTCGGCGAGGCGGCTGCGCTCAAAGAGCAAGCCCTCGCGGGATACTACGACTTGACCAACTCGGTCGATAAAATCGCTCGCGTCCGCACGAGCTACGGCACGCCCGAGCAGGCGGCGGAGTGGAGCGAGGCGATCAGCGAGGAGTTCCACCACACGCTCAAAGAGTGGTCGGAGTTTGAGTTCAACCACCAACGGCTCTCCGATATGTTCGTGAGCCACGGCGTCGCCATTTCGTATTTCGAGGACGAGATCGACTGGCGTTACCGCGTGACGGGGTTCAATGAGTTCCGCATTCCACGCGGCACACGGGCCAGCGAAGGGGAGATCGAAGTCGCCACGGTGGACCGCGAATACCGCGCCGATGAGCTTTTCTCCTTCATCCGCGATCCGCAGGTTGCCGAGGAACTCGGCTGGGATGTGAAGACCGTGCGCGAGGCTCTGAAACGCGCCTGCGCTTCTGACACCACAACCTCCCTCGGGGATTGGGAACGCCTCGAAGTCGAACTCAAGAACAACGACATCCTTTGGGGCACGGCGAAATCGAAGGTCGTGAAGGTCGTCCACATGTGGGTGAAAGAATTTTGCGGTTGCGTGTCCCATTTGATTTTCCTCCAAGAGCCGCTCCCCACCGGCCCCGGAGCAACAAAGGAATCGTTCCTGTTCCGCAAGGAGCAGCGGTTTGAGTCCCCTACTCAATGCTGGGTGACTTTTTGTTACGGGGTCGGGAACGGCACTTACCACGGCATTCGTGGGCTGGGCTTCAAAATTTATCCGCACATCCAAGTGCTGAACCGCCTGCGCTGCGGCATGGTGGATGGGGCGTTGCTTTCATCCTCATTGATCGTTCAGCCGAGCGACAGCAGCACCCGCGCCCTCGATGACCTGACGCTCACCTACTACGGCCCCTACGCCCTGTTCCCGCCAGGCTTGAAGATTGTTGAAAAAGCTGTGCCGAATTTGCAACAGAACATCATTCCGGTGATTTCTGACATGGCCCAGCAGATGCAGAACAATTCAGGGGCTTACCAAACCCGCGCCGTGGGAGGCGACAGCGCGTCCCGCACCGCTTACGAAGTTCGCGCTCAGTTGCAAAAGGAGTCGATCCTCTCCTCGGCGAGCATCAATCTTTTCTACCATCCGTGGAAGCGTCTCCTCAACGAGACTTACCGCCGCTTGGCCCGCCGAGGATACAGCGCCAACGAGCCTGGAGGCCGCGAGGCGGTCGAGTTCCGTAAGCGTTGTCTCAAGCGCGGCGTGCCCGAGGAGGCGATCTACCGCGTGAAGAGCGTCGAGCCAGTCCGTGCGATTGGCTACGGCTCACCCCAGATGCGTATGGCGGCAGTCGATGAAACCATGTCGATCTTCGGGAGCCTTGACGAGATGGGGCGCATCAACCTTCTCCGCGACCGGATCGCCGCCCGATTCGGGCAAGAGGTGGTGGATCGCTATCTGCCCCCGCCGAATACAACGCTACGCCCGCCGTTGGATTTCAAGATCGCCGTGCTCGAAAACGCCACGATGTCCACGGGGAGCCCAATCCCAACGAGCCCTGGGGAGAACCATTTCATTCATGCTTCCACGCACCTCAACGCAATGGATCAACTCGATCAGGCCGTGGTCCAAGGCGCAAGCAACCCGATGGAGGCTCTGCAAGCCTTTCAGATGTTCCTGCCTCACCTTGGCGAACATCTCAATGCGCTTGGAAGCGACCTCGTGCGGAAAGATCAAGTCGCTCTCATGCGCCAACGCCACCAACAACTTTCCGCCAGCGCCCAGCGTTTGCAGGACGAGTTGCAGGCCCAGATGGAGAACCAGCAGAAAGCCCAGCAGGCCGAGGCCGAGCGTCAGCAAACCGCGATGCAAGCCGAGTATGTGGCGATGCAAAAGAAACTCGCCGAAATGGAGCAACTCTCGCCCGAGGCCCAGCAGAAGCTCTTGGAGCGCCGAGCCGAGTTGCAAATGAAGATCGAGAAACACCAAGTCGATATGCAAATGAAGGCGATGACGACTCAGCAAAAGCTCGTCACCGAAGACTTAAAAGCTGCTGCGAAAGTCCGCTCGATGCCTCAAGCCCCCGCAAGCATTCCCGAGGTGTAATAAAAACACAAAAGGTTATGAGAGACTACCGCGCTGAATACGACAACTACCACGCCCGACCCGATCAGAAAAAGAAGCGGGCGAACCGCAATGCTGCCCGCCGAAAACTCACTCGCGAAGGCCGCGTGAAGAAAGGCGACGGGATGGATGTCCACCACAAGGACGGCAACCCGCTCAACAACAATCCCGCCAACCTGCAAGCCCTCCGGGCCAAGATCAATCGCTCGCTGAAATGATTTCTGAGGATGTAGCCGATTTTTTTGCGTTCCTCGAAAGCCGAGGTTTCGACCCCGAGGTGTTTGAACGCATCTCAGCGAACCGCGAGGATCAGCGAGATTTTCCAGAGCCCGCGCCTGTGCGGATCGGTAAGTCCTCCATTCAAGGAGTGGGGGTTTTTGCAACGACGGATTTTTCTGAGGGGGAGGTCGTGGCATCAGCCCTATTTGAGGGCAAACGCACCCCTGCTGGACGCTACACCAACCATTCCAAGTCTCCGAATTCCGCAATGGTTCTGCGCGAGAACGGCGACATTGATTTGACGGCGACCCAGCCCATTTCGGAAGGCGAGGAAGTCACGGTGAACTACCGACAGGTTATGGAACTTATCCACTGATGCCGACCCCGCTTGACATGGCAAAGAGCCTTCTGACCGAAACTGCCAAGTGGGCGAAGAAGGGATTTAAGCTCGCGTCGGGCGATGTCATCACACGCCGTTTTGAGCACTGCCAAAATTGTGCGTATTGGGACCGCAAGGCGTGGGGCGGGTCTGGCAAATGCACAGTCTGTGGCTGCTCCACCAAAGCCAAGCTCGTGCTTGAAACTTCAACCTGCCCGAAAGGAAAGTGGTGATGGGGAAGTATCTCTTTAATCCCTTCACGAAAAATTTCACGATCATCCCGACGCCCGCGAAGGAAGGATTTTTCATGCTCTCCGCTCGCAATGGAAAGCTGGAGTGGGTCCCCCGAGAAGACCCGATGGCGAAGACCGCGACGATAGCTTTCGCCAGCACGGCGGTTACATATATTTCTTCAGAAGGAATCCTCCCCCGCGTGCAGATCGCCCGAGCGGATGCAAGTTATTTTAAGAGTTTCACTGAAGTTGGAACTTACTCGCATCAGGTGTTGATCGACACAACGGCGACCAACACCTCGACCTACTCGGTAGGTTTGTTCCTCGCTCCTGACCAAGGGGCGAACATTGCAATGCTCCCGAGCGTCTCGATCGAGGTTTATCCCGTGACCGACTCAGACGGAGACAATGTGGCTTTTCTTTACCTAATGACCTTTGACGCAGACGCCGCCGTGAACATTACCGCTTACGAAGTGGAGCCCACTCCTTAATTTATGACAACCATTGAAACATTCCGGTCGAGCGAGGTCTTGACGACTTCCTTCGCCGACTTGCTTAAACGCCCTGAAATGCTCGCCGCCCTAGAGGCGCTGCGTGATCTGGGAGCCCCTAGGGAAACCGCTCCGCCAAATGGCGTGGGATTTACTGAGTGGAACAGCCACCAGAACACTCGCCGCGAAGGGTTCCATCACGCGCTTGACGCGCTCGTGGCTCTCGGCACCGCGATCCCCCGCCGCAGAGCCGACAGCGACCTCATGCCCAATCTCGAACCCGAGAACTAATCTATGCCAACCGATACAGCAGAACCCACAACCAACGAAACCACGCCCGCGCCGGAGGCTGACCTCCAAGGCAAAGGCGGAACGCTGGAGTTTGACGCCGCCGCCAGCATCGCGGACGCCTTTGCCAAACTCCAAAATGGAGACCCCGCTCCGGGGATAGGCCACCCCGACGACCCAGGAGAAAAAGGCGAAGAGGGCGAACCTGGAGAGCCCGAGCCTAAAGCCGAGAAAGAAGTCGAGGTGCCAACCGCCGACGACATTGCCAAGCTGCGCGGCAGGAAGGCCCCTAAAGAAGCTCCTGCGGAACCCTCCGAAGAAAAAGATTTGGGGAACGCCAGCGACAGCGCGAAGAACGCTTTCGCCGCGATGCGAAAAGACCTCAAGGCCGAGCGCGAACGCGCTGCCGCTCTTGAAGCCAAGCTCGCCGAGGTGGAGAAGACCCGTTCTGGAACCGACCCCGAGGAGGTGACGCGCCTGCGCCAACTCAACGAAGAGTATGAGCGCGAACTTCAAGTCGCCCGCGTGGAGGCCACGAAAGAGTTCAAGGACGCCGTGGTTTTGCCCATGCAGCAAGTTCGTGAAGCAGTGGACACGCTCGCCACCAAATACGAGATCGCCCAGCGCGACCTCTTCGAGGCATTTTCCGAAACTGATCCGAGCACCCGCGCCGACAAACTCAGCGACATCGCCGCTGGCATGAACGACCGCGACAAATTCTCGCTCTATGAACTGGAGCAGAAATTCAACCGCGTGCAGAGCACCCGCGAGAAGGTCGTGAACAACGCCAAGCTCGCGCTGGAAAAAATCGAGCAGCACCGCGAGGAACAGTCCAAGACCCAGAAGGAGGAGTATTCCAAACGCTACACCTCGACCGTGGACAAAGTCTTCGAGGAGGCCCGCCAAGCGATTCCTCTCCTGCGCCCCATCGAGGGCGACGACGAGTGGAACAACCAACTCGCCGAGGCCGAGAAATTCGTGAAGGGACTCGACATGGACGGACTCAACGAAGACGCCCGCGCTCGCGTGGCGCTGCGCTCCGCTGTGGCCCCGATCATCTATGGTCAGTTCGTCTCCCTCTACAACCGCTACCGCGAGATGGAGAAGTCTCTGGAGAAATACCAGAAGGCCACTCCCAAGGCTGGCGGGGGAAGCTCCGTAGCTCCGCAGGCCAACAAAGAAGAGTTCGACGATTTCATGTCGGCGCTCAAAGCGAACTTGAGATAATAACCTCCCCATCCCCAAAGGCCGCGCCCTCAAAAGCGCGGCCTTTTTTATTTTTTACAAAGCCCCTTGACTTTGCAGGGTTATGCTGTTATTACACCTCTCGACGCTGCTTGCAGGCGGTAACTGCATGGACATTACAAATCGCGTGTAATTCCGACCCCCGCACGGAAGAAAAAAAGACCGTGGTGTAACAACCACACAACTCAACCTTATTTCTTTCACTAATATGGCAGCACTACAAAATATCGAACAACTCTTCGTTGAATGGGGTGGACTCATTCGTAACAATGTGGCGAAGAACATCGTAACCTCTGACTTCTACCTCAAGTATCTTCCTAAAGATAAGTGGGTCGATGGTCAGGGCAACCAAGTCTCCTACCCGATCTTCGAGCGTTCGCTTTCCAGCGCAGCGGTCTCGACTCCGGGCGGCGTGATTTTTGAAAACTGGACCTCCTCGGGCGGCGATGGCGACAACGCCACCAAGAGCGGCACTTACACCGCGTCTCCGACCAACTCCAACCTCGTTGGAGCCAACGGCGGCCCTCTCTCCCGCAGCGGTATGCTCGGCGGCGGAAGCCAAATCGTCGGTCAGAAGATCGACAGCTTCGGCGTGACCGTTCGCACCATGTCGCTCAAAAAGGCGGCTCTCAACAGCCCCGACATCAACCTCGACGACCTTCAGTTCGCTTGGCAGGTTGAAGATCAGGTCAAGAATGTCATCCGCGTTCTCTCTGAGAACACGAAGTATGTCTGGACCAACACCTACCAAGACGAGTATGTCAACGCCTGCCGCCACAAGTCGGTAGCCGTTAGCGGATACGACCCCACCACGACTGACTTCGCCGCGACACCCGCGACATCGAAGCTCACCTGGGGCATCTTGGAAGCGATCTACGAGCAACTCGGATACGAGGGCGGTTCGATCAATCCTTTCGCCCGTGTGGACGAAATGACTCCGATCTATGCCGCAGTCGGCGAGCGTTACACCTTCTCGGACCTCAAGCGCCAAGACGCCAATGTCCGCGACGACTTCCGCTACGCCTACATGGGCAATGGCGACAGCAACCCGATGCTCTCCGCTCCGGGCTTGAACGCGATCTATCGCGGCTTCAAGTTTTTCACGGTTGAGCTGCCTCCTCGCTACACCTTCGACGCTGTCGCTGGTGAGTGGGTGCGTGTGTTCCCATACGCTCCTACGGCGACCAGCCGTGGCATCAAGTGGGACATCAGCGCCGCCTACAAGGCCGCTCCTTACACCGACACGGTTATTTACCACCAGGATGTTATGAAGGTTCTGACTCCTTCGCCTCGCACAAGCAAAGGCGGCATGACCTACAACCCTGCTTATAGCTGGGCTGGTGAGTTCGTGTGGCGGAACATCCCCGACCGCGAGAGCAACATCGACGGCTCCACCGGCTTCTTCCGTGCGCTTTACGCCTACGGCTCGAAGGTCGAGCGCCCCGAGCTTGGCTTCGTGGTTCGCCACCTCCGCTGCGTGGATCGCGCTGGCGACTTGACTGATTGCGCTGGCGATCATGTCTGCCCGCCTGCTGAGTAAGTAGCCTCAACCACCGCCTCCTTGCCCTAGGGTGAGGAGGCGGAATTGAGGTTGCGATAAAGCAACCCGCAGAAAAAACACACCATGGCACAAATCAAATTCCCAATGCCGGAAGGCTACACACTCCCCGAGGGGGCCGATAAAGGCTCGTTCGAGGCTCTCGCAACCTTGGAGGTCGATGGCGACATGCTCGTTTTGACCGCGATCGACGGAATGCCGGTCGGCGGAGAGGGCGAGGAAGAAATGGAAGAAGACGACGAAGCCTACGCCGAAGCCACAAACCCCGACACCGGGGACTTCCAGAAGGCCGTCGCAATGGGCATGGCCCAGTAACCCGTAACAAATACTAACAAATACTACTATGAGCATGATCGCAGCAGCAGCACAATTTGCTAACGCTGGTTTTAAGGGAGCCGATAAACCAGCTTTGCAAGCAACTCAACAACTGCAACAAGGGATTTCTCCTGGGGTGCGGGCTTCAGGGCCTTTTGCCAAACAAATCGCCCAAGCGCAGAGACAAAAAGGGCAGAGAAAACCAGGCGCAGGTATGGCAGCAGGCGCGATGCGGCGGAGATAGCCTAATGGTAAACGACAAGCTCAGACTCGTTGATGGGTTTCGTGGCTTGCCTGGCGGGATGGACGGGAGCCAAGACCCCGTCTTGACGCCGGAGACTTCGGTTTACTACGCCGAGAATGTGGTCTTTCGTGGAGGCGCTGGGCCGAGGACAAGGCCGGGGTTTCACTATGTCAATTTTTTTACCGACTTCACCGCAGTCAATAATGGCACGGGGTATCTGACTGGAGCAACGAGCGTGCAGTGCGCGGCGGTATTCAACCCGCCGAACCGCGAGCCGGTGATTGTGTTTGTGGCCGATGGGCGGGTCGTCGTAGTGGACATCGTCGCCAAAAAGGTGACTTGGGTGAACACCGATCAAAACAACGCGACAGTCGCGGATTTCACCAACAAGACCGCTCCATGCTACACCTGCCAAGTCGAGGAGTTTTTAGTGATTCAGGACGGGGTTTCGACTCCGAGAATCCTTGTTTTCACCGACGCCACGACAATGCGCTTGAATCTAGCGACCTATTATTCCACGCAGACCCCAATTCCGACGGGGCGTCAGATGGCTTACGGGCACGGCAGGCTCTTTGTGACGAACGCCAATGGTCGCGAAATCACGGCGGGCGATATTGCTTTTGGTGGCAGCCTTACCTCAAAGGACATCGTTTCTTCTTCGGACGACGATCAAGTTGTGATTACGACGG